GCCTAGATGAGCCTCTGTTCATGCTATGACATGAACTGGGGACGTGTATCAGCGACCTGCTCTGTATGTGGTCGTAAGATTAATGGAGGAGCTTAGGGTGTCAATGGGTTGGGGTTGCGTGTTTGGTGCGTCAAAGTGCGTTTAAAGTGCGTTATTTCTGCAATCCCATGCCTAGCATTGCGTCAGTTGTGGATTTGGGTTTCGTTTTGACTGCTTCGGTGATCATCGGCAACATTTTAGATGCCAGGGCTTGAACATACCAGGGCTGTCCGCTTAGATCCTGAGTAATATTATGCAACAGAGACAAATTAGAACCCTCTTCCGAACCTTTCAATTCTTGAGCAGCATTTCCCATTGCTCCAGCCCAAAATTTTTTAAGACTCTCTCTAGCTTGTGGAAGCATAAATTCCTCAAAATCAATTAACATCTGTTCTCTTATCTTTTTAGTAATTACATCTAAAGACATAAGAAGAGTCTCATCAGATTCGGAACTCTTCAACCAAGATTCTATTTTCTTTTGAGTTTTCAAAGGAATCCAGATCGTATAAATTGTAAAATATAGAAAGAACGAAAAAATCCAAATAGCGTAAAAGGTTTCGTCGTTCATTCAAGCTTCTCTCTAATTATTTCTAAAATTACTTTTGAACCCCAACCCTTTCTCAACAAACAAGTATTAACGTATAATCCTTTTGAGTATTTGTTTTGTAAAAGTTTTGGAGTATCTCTTTCATAACCGTTCACACAATCGTTAAAGTCTGAAATAAGGTCAGCACCTTTAATTGGTTCTGGTAAAAGTTCTTCTTTAATATCTTTTATGATTTTTTCAGCCGATGGAATATCAATATCTTTTAAATATTTTATAACCTCATCTAAAATATCTAAAGTCTCATCTACTGAATGATAGATACTAGCCAGAACTACCGGTTGTGGCACATTAAGATCTATCTCAAAAGGGAGAGGTTCGGCAAGTGCAATTAATTTAGCTACTGCGTCTGCTCTCTTATCAATCTTAGCAAACCCTAACCACAACCCAAAAAGAATAACAGGTTGTAAGACCGATACCAGGGGAGGAATAATCCTATTCCACTTTATCCCCTTCAATAACTCCTCAAAATCCTTTTCACTCTTAGGAAGTTTCATATTCGATACCCCGTCAGGATGCATGATATTGCTCCATTATTAGAATCCTGAGTGGCTTGGATCTTAACGCTTGAATTTGGTGGTATGACAAATTCAAACATTTTAGGTTGCAGACCAATATTATTAACAAGGACTACGAATTTTTCTACAAATAAAGCCTGACCGTCCACTGATACAATATAACTTAAAACTTCACCATCACTAATCCCACTCCAGTCTATACCTAACGTTATCCGTGTTAAATAGAAAGCAGAAGGATTGGTATAATCAAGGAGGGTGACAGCGGAAGAGGTGAGAGGATGACTTCCACTCCACCCGTAAATATTACCACCTTTAGCCCTGGAGACTGATTTAGATGCGGCAAGGGTCATGCATAAACTTTGCCACTAAAAACTGCTGTAAGTAATTCGTTTGCGTTAGTTTCACTACTAATACACTCAACCACAACCTTAGTGTTAGGTGGAATAATCACCTTTTGGAAAGTCTGGACGGGTGAATCATTACCGGCTGTATCGCATTTCGTTAAATGAATTACAACCCCATTAAATGATATTTTGAAAACTGAATGTCCACCAGCAGAACCATCAATGTAATAAATTTGTCCGTTTAAAGTAAATTCACCTTCTACAATATGATCAGGTGTTTGAAAATCAAACATAATAGCGGTTGTTGTGGATGCTTGAAAGGTACCTGAGTACGCATAAGCCTGGTTCCCTGCCATTATGCTTAACCCTTTGTTAGGGGCTAAGAACGTGGCGTTCCTTTTTCTAGCCATTCAAGCCAAAATCACTCGAAATATAGAGTAACTGACCCAGAACTTGCAGCCATACTACCGCCACCACTAATCTGAATTGCAATTTGTAAATCTATATTGTTAACTCCAGATATACCGAATGCAACGGGAACCGAATTGAAACCTACTGCACATGCAGCATCCGCAGTATCTCCAGCTATTCCCATAATGGTAAAATTCTGTTCGGACATATTACTTCCTAAAAGTCTGCATACCACCTGGTATCCTTTTGCATTAAATCCGTCAAAGGCGCAATCGACTCGACTGATCCTAGTTGATCCCTGGGGCACTTGGATATTACCCAAATTTGAACTATTCATATTATCCGTCAAGGAAAAATATTCCTTGTCTGTTGGCGTGCTATCGAAACTTCTCTGTATTGTTGTGGCTGGCATCTTATATTCTGAAGTAAAGCTTACTTCCTCCCAGTTTTAGTTGTGGAAACTGCCTTCGTGCGAATGCTCCAGCAGCCGCGACAAGTCCAGCAGTAACTAATGTTTTCCTTCCAGCATCGCTCCCGATCATATTAATCGCATTTGCTGAAAGAGTATTGAATGCGGTACCTAATTGACCGTCTGTAATGTCTTTGATTACGCCTTCCGTTGTAGTTGTGATCGGAAATCCGTTAACTCCTGAGGTGGTGGTACTTCCAGCGTTTAGGTATGCGGCTATTGCGAGTCCAGATGCCATACCCGTGACACTTGGATGGGGAATTGATTTTCTCATGTAGCTCCTTTTTGAATTATTCTTCTTTTTGTTCGTTGCCTTACGGGGTTTACCGTTTCTTCGTGATGTGGACGCATCGTAAGATTTTTTAGAGATTAGTTTACCGTCACGGAAATACATCCAGCGACCGTTTTTAGTTCTCTTACGATAAACCCCGACAGGCATAACCGATTATAGTTTAATCCATTATATAACTCTATTCCCTTTCGGTTTGTGTTATATACCCGATACATTATGTAATAGTATGGACGCATCAAAGAATGAATTGATTAAGCCTGACATTTCTTCACCATTGAAGAAGCGTGATTCCTACCTTTCAGTAAAGGAGGATGATATGACCCTTGTGACTGTTGATCTTGCCGAAGATTGTAAGATTCAGACAGACGGGGGTATAAAAGACGGTGTGAAGGTTACATGCCGTGTAGTTGATACCAAAAACTACCTTGATGAGGATGGAATAAAGCAATTTACATACCATCCCCAGGAAGAACTTAAATTGAAAGAGTCATACTCTACATCATCCTTCTATCTGTTAAAGGATTTCAAGACGGCATCACATTGGCCTAAAGAAGGGATCTTCTATTGGGTATGGAAAGCAAGTGACGGTCTACGTTGGGAGCAAGCATGAGAATTACTGATTCCTGTTTAGGTGACTACTACGAAAAAAAAGTAGACGGTGATGATGAGGAAACATACTCAACGAATGAAATATTAGAAGTGATCGCACATGAATTGATTCTGATTAGATACTTATTGAGGCCTAGATGAGCCTCTGTTCATGCTATGACATGAACTGGGGACGTGTATCAGCGACCTGCTCTGTATGTGGTCGTAAGATTAATGGAGGAGCTTAGGGTGTCAATGGGTTGGGGTTGCGTGTTTGGTGCGTCAAAGTGCGTTTA